GTAGAAAATTTATAAAATTAGATGATTTACAAGATTTCGATAGTTGATCCTCTTAGGGAGGGTGTCAGCAGCAGTAAAGGCCCGAAGGCCACGAACCCGAAGGTTCTCTGGGCACACTTCATCAAGCTGATAAATCAGCTCCAATCGATTTCAAGTAGCGTTGTTCATACAGGTTATAGTCGTCAGTGATTTCTTCCAATCCCGCTGTTGCCAGGGGCTGCGTGCTTTGCACGGCCCTAATAGCGGAATTGAAAGACTGCAGAGTTTTGTCATAAATAGTCTTTCCATGCTGGTGTAATTCAATGCAGAACGAATCGTAGTGTTCATGCAAGGACGCCACAGGAGTGGCACCCACTCGCTTCCGGGTCCAGTTCATCGGTTTCTTGATGGACTCCAGGTCGAGAGGGGCGCGCACATCTGTGAACGATTTAAAGTCGAATCGACGTTTCAAATACGTCACTTGGTCTAAAGTTTGGAATTCAAAGTCCACACGGCCTGACTTGATAGAATCGGTGTAGCCAATTTCATGGCGATCCATGCAAGCCTTCATCGTGCGGAAGTTGAGAATGTGTTTCATTTTGTCTGAGACGGCGATGAGGTGATCATCACCGTAAAAGGCGAGTTCGAAATTTTCCTTGATCTCTTCATCGGTGATTATTATGCCTTGTCGTTTCGCCTCCTCGAGGATCACGCAGATTACATACAGCCAGTTGCACAGCGAATTGAGAGGTGCGGTCACACACACGCCACTAGGAATCCCTTGATGCGTTTGCACCAAGTTCTTACCGATAGCGACGAACGTGTGAACCCAACTCTCAATAAGCGCACTACGTGCTGCATTGTCCTCGACGTTAGTTTCGTAACGCGAATACCATTCATTGATAACTTCACCGGCTGCAATCATTATTCCGCCCATTAGTTTGCCGTCCCATTGTTCATAGTCGCCAGCAACGATATTGGGGAACTTGTTTAAGCGATGATAGAGTCGCACCCAGTCGGATCCAGGGGTTGTAATCCCGACCGAAATAGGCTGTTCCACACAATTCTGCTGCATAGCCATGGTCCACATACCAAAATACTTCCGAGAAAGCATTAGGATGTCGAGAGGCATTCCTTCGAACGTGCGAGTTTTTGCTGCTTGTATTTTCTTCAAGGACACAAGCTCGTCCTTCAAATTCTCAGTCGCCACGTAGAGTGGTACTATTCCTTGGCGCAACAACTGATCCTTCTCTGCGATTTGCGCCAATAGAATTTGTCCAAGGCGCTTACCTTTCACCTCTCGCTCTAGGTCTATCTCGTACTTGACTTCTTGCGGTGTAGAATCCGCGCTTTCGATGAAGAATGCGCGTTTACCTCGCATTTTGGATGGTTGAGACCATGCCAAGTAGGGGACACCTGGAGAGGTTCCAAGGTCGATGGGGGGGATGTCCGTGCCTCGTCCGTTAATCGTTTCGTCC